GTTTCGAGGCGTAGGATGCCTGTGAGCTGAACACAGGCCTGTTCTATGGCGCTGGGGACCGCAGGCCATCCGAACGTCGCCGTAACCTGAACCCGGTGCTGGCCCCATAAATCCTTGCTCGACCACGGCGGAATGAAGATTTCGGTGTACGGCCCAGGTTCCGGGCCATCCGCCGCGTTGCGGGGCTTGAGTTCATAGTCGGTGGACGCCCACGCAGACTCATCCGCGAAACTGCCGTCATCGTCGGTGTCGACCTTGATGCTGGTCAGCGTCACCATGTCATCAATGAACAGGGACTTGGGCTGGTTGCTGTATTGGACGGCCTGATATTCGCGGGCGACGGCGCTGGCATCGGTGGTAAAGAACCGGCCCAACCGCCGCTCCATATACCTGGAAATAGCGGTCAAGTCAGTGAGAATCTCGGCATCCTCACCCGTGTCCGTCTTGGAAATCAAGCCGCGATAGGTCGCAGCCGTTGCATATGCGTCTGTTACGGCCAATTGCTAGCTCCTGCTTAGGCATTAGAGCCAGCAACCGACGTGCAGGGAAGGGATCTACACGCCGGTCACTGGGTAAGTTCTAATAGCAACCATCTCAGGCTGCTGAGGTTTCTGCGACGTAGGTCAACACGTCACCCGTGGCATCGCAAATGCGATAGAGCAAGTTGAGGTTGGAAATCTCAAACGTAATCTGCTCAGACGCATCAAGCTGGATGCCTGTGGTGGCATCCGTGGACCCGTCCTTCTTGGTCACGCCTGCGCCACCAAGGTAGACGAAGGTGGGGTTGCTGGCCTCGGCTTTTAGGGTGACCCGATTGCACGCAATGTCCGGCAACTGGGTCGCACTGGTGACACCTACTAGCTCACCCGAAACGATCTTGGTGTTCAGTATCGCCATGATCTATGTGAACGCTATAACGTCGGACACCGAGAGCAGCCCATTGGGAAGCAGGATCACTAGGTAGATATTTCTTGCCCCGCTGTGCGTCATGGTGATCTGGCAACTACCGCTGTCATTGGTCTGCCATCGTGCGGCCTTGCCGGTCACGATTTGATAGTGAAGGTTTCCATCACCACCGTCAGCCCAATCGCCTGATAGAGCCGTTCCTGTAAGTCCTTCGCCATCGCTGGCTTCGGATATATAGGCATCGAACACGACGGGCAGTGCCAGAGCCTCGGAGTATCCCAAGATCTCCACCTTCGTGGTGATGGCGTTGGCACTCTCAGTACCTATGGTAAATGTGCAGTCTGCCCACGGTGGGATCGACGCACCTGCGGCCTGCGCCGCTGTAATTTGCTGTATAACAGCCATTATTTATCTTTCTTTCTAGATCGGCCCTTGCGGGGCGCTTTAGGCTCGGCCACTGGCTCGGCCTTGGCCTTTGTTTTCGGTTTTGGTTCAGCCTTGGCCGGCGTCGTCGCCGCCTGTAGCTGGCGGGCAACGCCCAGGGCTTCAGCCTCGGCAACCGTCAGGCTCTTACCAGCGTTCGCTAGCAGCCTCCCCGACTGATCGCCGTCCTCACCGACAAGTTCACCGTCGTCTGAGATCACGATGCGTTCGCCGATCTCAAACCGCCGCTGACCGCCGCTGCCTTTGACTTCTACCCTGAGCATTGTCCTGCCTCGCTATCTGCTAACTAAACGCCGGTCACGGTTGCAAGCGCGGACGCTCGGAACCAGACCATTGCAACGCGCATCGTGGCTCGAATGGTGACTTCGCCCTCGGTGAACTGGGTGCCAGTCCAGCCGGTTTCGATGTCAACGCCGCGCCGCACGAACAGACCCGAGTAACCCTGAAGGTCGCCCAGGGAAATCGTGTTCTCAGTGGCGGCGGTTGTCTCTACGACAGGCAGCCCGAAGATCGTAATCGGTGCGCTCGCACTTGGTGGACCCCAAATGTAATTGCCGTTCGTGTCTCGCAATAATCGCACGGCCTCCCAGTCACTCGGGTGAACGAAGACGACCGTGGGATTGGCAAAACCAACCGAGCGACACTTGCGAATTGACGAGTAAATCGCGTCCGGCGTCGGGGAACTCCCTTTTGCCGTTGTATTTATGCCCGTCACATTATTTAATCCTTCGAGGTTCGGGGCGGTCCCATTTCCTACCAGGATCTGCGAGTCGAGCCGCTGTCTCAGCATGAAGCTGAGGCGCTGGTTGATGTAGTCCCGAACGCCACCCACGTCGCTCAACTGCTCATCCGTAACCGGCAACGCAACCGCGATCTTTCGGACCGTGCTGGTTGTCTCGGTCAGGGCCAGGGCAGCCTCGCCGAACGCTGCGCCCTCGGCGGCTTCGGCGGCGTTGTTCGTGAACGTGCTTTCGAGCATATACACGACGGCGGCCTGCTCGGTCGAGAAGAACGGCACATGGTCGGCAACGGCGATGGGGCGTTGCGCTGACAGCACTGCGTCATCAAGACGCAGGTTCTCAGGCGCCCAGCCGGCTGCGGTCGTCATCAGGGTCTTGAGGCCGTGCGCGTCGATGTCCATTGTGGATACGTGGCTGCTGCCACCCTTGTATGCCTCGTACGCCTTCGACTCCACAAAGAAATCGCCGAAGCCCTTGCGCCATTTCCCGCCTTCGGGTTGCGGCGGCGACCATACCGGCTCGGTCGCATCCTTGATGTGCTGGTTTACCTGCTCGTGCTGCTTGGCAGCTTTCTGCTGGTCAGCGACCCACAGCCCCAGGTCTTCAACTTCGGCGTTCAACGCTTGGATGTGCGCTGCCACTTCGTAGTCTTTGACAGGGGTTCCGTTAAGGGTCTTGACCTTGCTGTAGTCATAGCCATCTTCAACGGCACACTCTTGGAAGAGGTTGCCAACGACGTCTGACTTGGCCTTCAGCATTTCTTTGCCTTCGCGCAGAGATGCCGGCGGCGTGAAGTTATCGCTTTGCATATTTACTCCTGCGAGATTCTCGCAAGTGTCGCCATGAACGCTGCGTGATCAGCAAGCGCATTCACTGGCTTGGATTGTTCCTGCGGCTTTGTGGTTGCAAGGATCGTTCCGATGTCAGTCGTTACCGACGCCACCGATTCCACCATTGACTCCAACCGCTTCCGATTTGCCGCTGATAAGGCGCGGCCTTCCTTGAGGCGTAGTTCAGCAAGCAGAGCCACGCGCTCGGTATAGGCATCTAATGAAGCAAGCACTAGATCGCCCTCGTGTTTCATGGATAAGCCCCCGGCACGCTTGGCCCAGGGGACAATGATCGAATCGTCATCAAACGTCTCGCGCATCTTTTCGTAGTAGCGGTCAACCACGTCCTTGATGTGGTCCTGGTCAACCTCCGAAATATCCACGCCGCCCCGTGCGCCCTGTAGCACGCCGGCCACGGCAAAGATGCCACGCGGCACGGCCCACAGTTTGCCGTCCGTAATATCTGCGAACGGTAGCTTGAACCCACCGAAGGATTCGTCGTCATCGGGGTCGTACCAGAAGAACGCCTTGGAATACTTGGCCCAATCCATCTTTTCTTTTTCACCACTGCCGTCAGAACTGGCCCACTTGCGAACGCGGCCCAGGGCTGCGCTGCTATTCCAGGAATAATCTCTGTCGTATAGGGGCAGGTCGCCGAAGTCTGTGGCGGTCTTGACGGCCAGGGTCGCGGTGTCCAGCCCAGCGCCACGCATCACGGGGCTGATCTCAAAGGCTTTGAGACGGCGCAGAAAGCGCACCTTCTGGTCATCCTGCTCACCATCTTCTGATTCTTCAACCGTGAACCCGTAGCTCCACTCGGAGGCCACGTTGTTCTTGGCTTCAAATTTTAAGGTGTCGTACAGGTCACGCCCGCCCACCGTGTCCAGGTTCAGTTGCCCTTCGGCTATGACCTGGTCGCCCACTTCCTGGATCGTGGCAACACCCACGGGCAGGTCATCACGTACAGCGCTGGAATGGTTGAAGCGGGACACGCGCACGGGGTCATTCCCCTCAAAAGCGCCGCTGACTGTCACGTCGTTGTCTTTGTCGATGACGTTCAGCGTACTGATGCGAGCGCTGAACGCTCCGGCATCATCACCGTCAGCCTTGATCTCAACTGGGGCTGCCCAGGTTTTTCGCATACGCACAGTGCCTTTGATAACACCATGCGCCGACCTATCTGCTGGCTAGCATAATCGCTGATGAGATTCCACACAATAAGAAACAGCACGGGTGATATGATCGTTGTGCAGTTGCTGGGTTGTTGTGAGGCATGGGGTCCACGGCCTGTCTCCGGAGTCCGCCGTGGCCCGTGCGTTCCCGTAACGCAACCATTACCACCGCCCAGCTTCTGCCCGTGACATAAGAAAACCGCCCCCGAAGGGGCGGCCTGCTCAATCCGTTGCGGGCTAGATTAGATTTCCATTTCAATAAATGGTTCTTTGTCTACCTTTTCATTACTGCCTAATACCCATTCGGCTATATCCTGCATCAGATATCCTTTTGCGTTGAAATAGAACGGGTGATCCTGATCGTGGTGTGTTAGCTCCCACAACATGCCATCCACTGTATTTACACGGACCTCAATTGATCCTGACTTGTCGCTAATTCTTTCCACTATGTCAGAATTTATTATTGACCGCTCAACAAATTCTTGCCGTTCGATCTGGTGCCTGGTCATGTGGTGTATCTCTATCAACTGATGACGCAATCGTACGAAACGGGTTACCAGACTGTCAACCATTCCTACGGCTTAGATCAGCCACAATGTCATCCATATCCGTCTCACGCCATTCGGCCCAATCGCCCCCAGCGTCCATGATCGAATCGCGCCAGAGTTCCTGGGTCGGGCTTAGCTTGTTCTTGCCCACCTTGAGTTCTCGGTACAGGATGCGCTCCCGCACCAGCACCAGGTCAGGGAAGCCGCTGGCTGACCGGCGTGAATCATACGTGTGATAACACAGCCACCCCAGCATCTTGGCAACCCGCATGACATCCGACTGGAACGCCTTCTCGGTCATGGGTTAATACAGCACGCCTTCTTCGACAGGCCCGAACCATTCCTCAGCCTTGCTGTCGAAGTACCCATCAGGGCTTTCGGTGAAGTTGGGAATATCGCCCTGGTTGATCGTCCCTGCCAGGAATTGCAGGATGTAGAAATACGCCCGCTGTGCATCTATGGTTGGGTCTTCTACCACGTCAAAGATCCTGCCCTGGTAGTACAACTCAAACGGCCCGTAGGTCAGATCAAGATCAAGGGCAAGCTGCGTGATCGCATTGCCGCCGGTCAGCGTCCCATCCTCATACGTGATGCACATATAGCCCTCTATGTGATGGTCGCCGCATATCGTGAACATCAAATGCCCGCCAATACGCCCAGAAGAAATTGCATCAGTTGTTTATCCTGCCGAAGCACCGCATGGGCCGCATCGGTTCCTTGCCCCGTACCGCCTGGTCCCAGCAGGGCTTCCACGCCCATCGTTAGCACCTCGCTGGTTTCATTTCGGAATCCTCCCGCATACCCATAATCCTTGCCCATGTAGTCATGAGGCCACGGCGGGTATCCTTCTCTGAATTTCTCCGCTGATGGATAGCCCGCTCTCGTCCCGATGGGGCTTTGCACGCCCTGGGGTGACGTGGTTCGCACCTTGTACAACTCGTGCGTAATGTCGTTCATCCGATCAAACACCGTGATATCCGCTGGCCCTTTGCCACGGGCAGAAAACTGGACCCTGTGGACCAGTTCATGAAGCGATGTTTCTTTATTGTACTCGGGGGTTGACCACATTTTGCTAGGGGTCTGCTTGCCTGACGTGTTGATCCGGTCTTCAAGGGGCATGTAATTGCCACGGGGCTTCGATGTCAGCTTCACCGCCCCGCCGTTTCGCTTTTGTTGCATCAGCACCAGCCAGTCCTGGGGCAACTGGTCCTGCGCCCATTCAAACGCCTCCCTGTTCACTTTGACGGGCCTGCCCCGCACCGGCACACTGCTGGCTTGCCGAGCAGCCCCTGTGCCGCGTCCCATCTCACGGGTACGCTGTAACACGGCTTTCGTTACGCTGTTCACAGCAGCCCCCTCTGCCGTGCGTGCTTTTTTGAGGGCTTCAAATGCCACTTCCGATTCTTCACGGGCTGCTTCGTATACCTTTCGCAATCGGTCCCGCTCTATTCTCACCGCAGTCAGCGGGCCTCTCCCCGCAAGCACTTCCCGTGCTTGCTCGGGTGACAATTGATCGTAAAGCTCATCGTCATACCTTTGATAAGCGCGGAACGCCTTTTGGCGTGCTTCATCGGCCTGTTTTGACCTGCGTGTGGCCTTGGTAACGGCTTGCTGTAAGCCCTTGCCCGTCGCGGCCCACTCCTTCTGCCATTCTTCTTCCAGTTCTTTGCCCAGGGCCAGCGCATCATCCAGCGTGGTCATGGACTGGTTCGCCCGTATCTCAGCGGCCCGCTCATACACGGTGGCTGTCGGCGTTGGCACCGCTTCCTCAATCACCTGCGGCGCTGGTGGCTTGGGCGGTGCGGTCACTCGGGTTCGGGCCATGTCCCTGGCAACGCGGGCGCGTTGGGCAGCGGTCAGCGGGCGGGTGATAAAGGCTTCGGC